CGGGTCACCCGCGACCCCACCGCGACAGCCGTTGCTGTCCTTCTGATCACGCTGCTCGACACCTTGCGGCGTCGAGGCGTTGTCGAGATGGACGACTTCACGGCCTTCATCGGCGACCTGAACCGCAGCGCTTCCGCGATGAACTGATACGGATGGGCCTCGCCAACGGCGGAGGGAGAAACTGATTTCTTCATCGGCCCGTCCATCAGGATTCCTCCGCGGGCTCGGGGCTCAAGAAAAACTCATCGGCCGAGACAGGGATGTTTGATGCCTTTGCATGCGCGAGCAGCTTCCGCGCTTCTCCTTGGGGGATGAGGCCACCCGTGCCCCCTCGGTCGCGTGGGTACATCCAGCGATAGACGCGTGACACATGACGACCAGTGATAGCCGCCACGACTTCAACGCCGCCGAACCGATCGATGATGGTTTTCGCAGGCTCCATGTGCATGAGGATGATAATTGCGATATTCGCGATCATCCGTCAATCGCTATTTGCGAACTTCGCGATAGACGCCCTTGCGGAATCCGCAAAGATAGTCCCATGGAGAGCTATCGAGATCAGTGCAGGGCCTGGCTGCGGACCATGCTGGCAAAGCGCGGCCGAGGCGCCCGCAAAGAATTGGCCGAGTTTTTGGGCGTTCGCACGGACGCGATAACTCGCATGACCAATGACCGGCCAGGCAAAGAGCAGCGGGAGATAACAGCTGAAGAGCTCATCAAGATGGCCGAGTTCTTCGAGGAAGCGCCGCCCATGCCGCCCCTTCCCAGCGGCCAGCGAAAGCTAATCTCTAGCTTTGATCCAGATCAGCCCGATGAGAATCTGGAAACAGCTGCAGCTATCAATCACGATCAACGCATCGGCGTTCCAGCAGGAGAAATCCCGCAGATTGACGCGCATGTTGGCTTGGGGATGCGGGAGGACGTCGGGACAATACAAATCCCGGTGGGCGGCGGCGGGGCCGTCATGGCGGCGCGCGTAATCGACACGTGGAAGATCCCGGAGTCGGTCATGCGCCGTCGCATTCGCGGCTCCCTGCGCTCAATACACATCGTTGAATGCGAGGGAGATTCGATGGAGCCCCGCATCCGTGACGGCGATTTTGTCTTCATAGACACCTCACGCCGCGAGCCTTCTCCGCCCGGCATCTTTGCCCTGCATGATGGCTTTGCGCAGACCCTCAAGAAGGTCGAGCTGATCCCGAACTCCGATCCGCCCCGGTTGCGCATCATTCCTGAGAACGAAAAGTACGCGACCTATGAGCGCCTCCTGGAAGAGGTGAACATCATCGGCCGCTACGTGTGTCGGCTGACAGCGGACTGAGATGAGGTTCATAAAAAACATCTTCCTATCGTGGGCTGTCGCGAGCCATGCTCGCGAGCTAGAACAGTTCGTCAGGAAGCTGAAAGCGGCAGACGCGGACGAGCTAGCGCCCATTGTTGCTCTATCGGCCGGCGTCAGAAATCTTGCCTTGAAAGAAGATAGGATTGATTTCTATTTCCCATACGTTGTCGTAAATCTCCATCCGGCCATCACCATTCACATCGCTCGCGAAATTCGCATGTGGCAGAAGGAGGGATTGCTGGCGATGGCGGCCGCCAGCATGGTCTGGCTGCACACATTTCGCGCCGCAATGCATCTCGAGCTACGCCCACTGGCCCGTGAAATGTGGCGCGAACTGTCGCGGGCATTCCCTTACGTCGAGGATTTTGCTGCCCTGACGAACTCAAGGCAGGCCAACAGAAAAGGGCTGATTGACATCACGGGATATCAAACGATCCCGGACGGCTTCCAGCCTGCAGGGCGTGACCCGTTGACTCCGCCGCCTTGAAAATCGCGAAAGTCGCAAATTATCGCTTGACCTGAAATCGCGATTATCGCAAAGTCCCTCCAACAACGGAGGGACGCGATGCACCCGCACTCACTCGCAGCGGCGCGAGAGGCCCTTGAGAAGGCCTGCCGGGCAGTGGCCGAGAGCGCACGGCGGACTGCCGAGCGCATCCTGAACGAACGGGCCGATGACTACACGCGCGAGCCGTGGCAGCTCGACCTGATCGAGCCGGGCCTGTCGGCTCGCGACCCGGCCGACCGGCTGCGCCGTATCCTCACGCTCCAGCGGATCGAAGCTGTGGCGCCCGCGCGAAGCGGCGGCCTCGTCAACACCCTCAAGATCAATCTCCGGGCGGCCGAGATCGCGACGCGCCGGCAGCATCACGCGCTCATGAGCGCGATGGCGGAGCGCCGGGCCGGTCTGATCGACGACACCATCGCCAAGGCGAAGGACGCGCAGGACGAGATGGCCGCCCTCGTCTCCGTGAAGGAGGAGAAGGCATGACCCGCGACAGCATCACCGATGCCATCGGCTTCGCGATCCTGTTCGCATTCTTCTACGGCCTGTGGATCGCGACGCCAGCAAGCGCCGCGACCGCAACGGGGCAAGAGACGGTATGTCTTCTCGCCATCATCACAAGGCTGGCGGTCGCTGCCACCATCGTCATCGGCTGGACAGTCTGCATGGTGGCCGTGGCGCATTTCATTCTGCGGGGCAGGAGGTGACGATGAAGCCTTCGCCGCTCCCCGCCCTCAGCCTCGCCGCCCGCTCGATGGCCGAGCATCTGACCGAGGCCCGCCGCGCCATGGAAGCCGCCGAGATGGCGATCCGCGCCGGCTCCACGGCTGGCGTCGAGCACCTGCTGTCCGTGGTGCAGGACCGCGCCATCACGGCTGCCACGCTCGCCAGACATAGCGTCGACACCATCGCCAAGACCGGGCGCTATCGCGGTGGCAAAACGAGAGTCTGACATGCAGCACCTCCCCGCCGGATTCCACGCAGACATCCCCGCCGAGGTTTACCACGCCGACCCATGCCAGGCGCCGTCGCTGTCGTCGACCATCGCCCGCGTGCTGCTCGAGCAGTCGCCCCGGCATGCCTGGCACCAGCACCCGCGCCTCAACCCGGATTACAAGCCGGACACCAGCCCCACGCGGCCGATGGAGATCGGCACCGTCGCCCACAAACTCATCCTCGGCCGTGGGCGCGACGTCCGCGTGATCGAGGCCGACGCCTACACGTCCAAGGATGCGCGCCAGCAGCGGGCCGACGCCTATGCATCAGGGCTCGCTCCCATCCTGCGGCCCGACCTTGAGGCGGCCGAGGCCATCGCCCACGCGGCCCGCGCCGCAATCGTCGGCATCGAGGATTGCGAGGGCTTCGCCAACGGGACGCCGGAGCTCGTCGCCATCGCGCATGATCCCACCGGCGCCTGGCTGCGAGTCATGATTGACATGTGGGAGGACCGCGGCGACGAGGCGATCATCTGGGACGTCAAGACCGGCGACCAGTCAGCCGCGCCCCAGGGCATCGGCCGGCGCATCGCCAACATGGGCTACGAAATTCAGGCCGCGCTCTATGAGCGTGTCGTCGTCCGCCTCCGGCCCGAGCTCGCCGGCCGCATCAGGTTCCGGTGGGCGTTCGTCGAGAACGACCCGCCGCACCTCTGCACGGTGGCCGAGCTGGACAACATCGGGCTCGAGGTCGGGCGCAAGAAGGTCGCCGCCGCGATCTCACTCTGGAACCGCTGCCTCGCCACCGGAAACTGGCCTGGATATCCGGCCCGCGTCGTCTTGGCGGAATACCCCGCATTTGCCGAGACGGCCTGGACCACCCGCGAAATGGAAGACGAGAGCCTGCGCGAGATGGGCATCGACCCGTTCCTCGTTCGCGCTCCATGGCGCCCTGAACCGGCGCCGAAGAAGCTTGTCGGAGCTGTCTGATGACATTCACGTTCGCCCCCGCCCGTCGCGAGCAAGTCGGCCTGCTCATCGCCCTGGCTGGCGCCAGCGGCAGCGGCAAGACCTTCAGCGCCTTGCGGCTCGCCCGCGGCATGTCGCCCGAGGGCAAGATCGCCTTCATCGACACGGAGGCCCGGCGCGGCCTCCACTATGCCGACCGGTTCCAGTTCCTGCACGCCGACATGCGGCCCCCGTTCCGGCCGGAGCGGTTCATCGAGGGCATCCGGGCGGCCGAGGCGGCCGGTGCCGAAGTCGTCATCATTGACAGCGCCTCGCACGAGTACGACGGCGAGGGCGGCATCATGGACTGGGCCGACGAACTCGCAGAGAAGGGCGTGAAGTCGCCCGGCAACTGGAAGGAGCCGAAGCTGGCCCACAAGAAGATGATGAACGCGCTCCTGCAATGTCGCGCGTCGCTCATCTTCTGCCTGCGCGCCGACGAGAAGATCGAGATCGTGCGCGGCGAGAACGGCAGGACGCTTGTGCGCCCGCTCGGCTGGGTTCCGATCTGCGAGAAGCGGTTCATGTACGAGATGACGGCGAGCTTCACGCTGACGCCCGAGCGTCCCGGCATCCCGCAATTCGACCTGCCCCACAAGCTGCAGGACCAGCACCGCCACATGTTCCCGGCGGGCAAGCCAATCTCCGAGGAAGCCGGCCGCATGCTCGCCGAATGGGCGCGCGGCGCCGATGTTCCCCCCACCGCCGCGGCCTCCCGTTCCTCCCACGCGGCGGCAACTGACGCGCCCGTGTCGTCCTCACCGCCCCCCGAGGGCGGCACGGGCGCGGACTTTCCCGGAGACCAACCGGCCACCGAGGTCGACAAGCTGCTGGAGGAAGCACGGCAGGTCGCGATGTCCGGCACGGTGCAGCTCCGGGCCTTCTGGAAGGCGCTCGACGAGCGCCGCCGGAAGCTGCTCGAGCCACACGTCCAGACGCTCAAGGAGGCCGCCGCCTACGCCGACCAGACCGGCGGCGCATGACGCGGCCGCTCACTAAGCCGACCGGCCGGTGAGGAGATCGACGAGTTGCGTGGATAGACCCTAGCCTGCTGGTGATCCCGGTAACAAGGAACCCGGCCCATGTTGATGCGCACACCAAGCTACCACCTGCCGCCCACAGGACCGCAACGCTTCCGCCGGCGTGCCGCCTGGCTTCTCGGCGGCATGTTCTTTCTCTCTCTCGTCATCTACGCGGCCCTGACCGTCGCCCACGCAACCGAGGGACCGATTGTCGCCGTCGACGGCGATACGATCTACGTCGGCGATGAGGCGATCCGCATCGTGGGCCTCGACGCGCCGGAGACCTATCAGGCCCGCTGCGAGAGCGAGCGGCTACGCGGGCACCGCGCCACGGCCCATCTGCGGAGCCTTCTGGCATCCGGCGCCGTCACCCTCCGCCGACAGGGGCGTGATCGCTATGGCCGCACGCTGGCACACGTCTACGTGGACGGCCGCGACGTGGCTCGACTGATGATCGAGGCGGGGCACGCCGTGCCCTACCACTGCCCCGGCGGGCGGTGCCCGAGGCGCATCGATTGGTGCTCGTAAACACCAGTGCGCAGGAGCATCGGAGGCAGAACGATGACCGCCCAGGATTCGCTCCCCCTATGGCCGGACGCTGATGAACGGCTGGCGAGCGCGCGACAGGCGGCGGTCGCACTGCTCGACATGGTCGGCTTCGCCGACGCCCCAGGCGACAGCGAGCTCCATCGGCAGGGCAGCGCCCTCCTCGACATGCTGTCGAGCCCGGCTGCGCCCATTCCCGCCGCGCCTTGGACGTTCGGCAGGCCGCCACCGAAGAAGGAAAAGCAGCGGCGCGGCAGGCGACCGAAACGGGCACCGGATCTTTTCGCGAGGAGAAGGGATGACCAGACGCAAAATCAGAACCCTTGATGAGCTGCCGCTCTTCGCGACGGATCGCGAGATCGCCGAGGCCGTCGTCGGACCAGAGCGGGCGAAGCAGTACCTGCTTTCGATCAAGCTGCTCGAGAAACTGCCCGGCTTCCCGCCGCACGACCCAGCCCACGGCGGCCGCTACGTTCCGGCCGTCAAAGCTTTCTACGACGTGCGCAGCGGCCTTTCCCCGGCTACGCTGACGCGTCCGGCAGGTCAGGAGAACCCCGCAGGATGGAACGCCCCCCGCGCCCCAAGATCAAAGATGCGCCCGGCCTGAAATGGCGCTGGCGCGCCCGCTCCGGTCGCTGGGTGCCCTACTGGGTGCCCCGCGACGATGCTGTCAAGCGCGGCTATCCCAGCGGCACCGTCAGTCTTGACAGCCTCTGGGACGGCACCGAGGCCAGCGCCATCGTCATCGCCTCCCGCTGCAAGCAGCTCCAGACGACGATGCTTCACTGGCTCGCCGGCGACCGCCTCAACAGCCTGGCATTCGACGGCACAATCGGATCAGCGCTCGACCTATACGAGCGGCACCCCGATAGCCCGTTCCACAAGCTCAAACCTGGTTCACGACACCCATATTCGGTCTACCTCAGGAGGCTCCGCAGCCACATCGGCGAGGCGAGCGTCGCCATGACCTCCGGGCCGGACGTGATGCGCTGGTGGAAGGTGTGGACGGACGGAGGCCGGAAGCTCGCCGCCGGCTCATTCGCCGTCGCCGTCTTGAAGGAAGCGATGAAGTTCGGAGCCCTGTGCCGGTATGAGCCATGCCGTGATCTGCTGTTCATCCTGCGCGAGCTGTCATTTCCCAAGCCCGCGCCACGCGACAAGGTGATGACGGCAGAGCACGTCGAAGCTGTCCGCGCGGCGGCCCATGCCAACGGCAACCCGTCCCGCGCGCTCGCCTATGCCTTCCAGTTCGAGACCGCCCTGCGCCAGTGGGATGTCATCGGGCAATGGTATCCACTCGACTACCCCATCACGTCCGATGTGATCGGGCCGCGAGGCAAGTGGCACGGCCTGCGCTGGTCGAACATCGACGAGCACATGATCCTGCGGTTCCGGCCGAGCAAAACAGACGCCACCACCGGGGCCGAGGTGGTCATCGACCTCAAGCTGTGTCCCATGGTGCTCGAGGAGATCGACAGAGTGCCGCCCGAGAAGCGCGTCGGGCCCGTCGTCGTTTACGAGCGCACACGACTGCCCTATACCCAGAGCGAATTCTGGTATGGCTGGCGCAAGGACCGGAAGGGCACCGGCATCGGCCCCGATGTCTGGAGCCGCGACCTTCGGGCTTCGGCCGTCACGGAGGCGACCAGAGCCGGCAGCAACCTCGACGACGCAGCGAAGGTCGCTGGCCACTCGACGAAGCGCACAACGGCAAAGGTCTATGACCGCGCCAGACTGGAGGCCGCCAGACGGTTCCAAGAGGCCCGTCTCACCGGGCGGCACAAGTCAGGAACGTAATGGGGAACGTGGGGAACGCCTTCCCGCTGGACCGCTTGGAATTTCAGCGGTTCATGATCCGTTAATGTTAACGGGATGCTAAAGCGAAGCCATTGGTTTGCAAGGAAGGCGTTCCCAGAGTCGATTGATATTACGCTGAACCCTTGATGAGCCCAAGGTTCACGAGGGCCGTTCTGATTGCCATCAGAAGCTTGTGGACGCCGATCATGTCGGCGCGCAGCTCGTTCACGCGCGTGACGAGATCGTCGAAGTCGCTCTGCGAGGAGAAGCCCCACGGCGAGCTGTTCGTTCCCGTCATCTGCAGCGTCGCGCCGACTGTCAGCGAATAGCTCGCCTGGTCGACATGGGCCGGCTGCCCAACAGGCGAGGCACCGAAGAAGCTGCGGGCCGACCCGCTATAGCCGTTGATGTAGGGGATAACCGTTGAGAGCTTCCGACGAACGTTGCCCTCGATCGGATGAACGACCCAGATTTCCTCGTCGTCGTGGACCGTTGCCGGCGCTTCCGGCTTTTCGGCAAGCGTGCTCATGTCACCTCCGCTCCAGCTTGTCGACGCGATCCGTGAGCGACACCAGCCGCTCCTCGAGGCGGGCGGACTGGGTGACGAGCGTGCTCAACCGATCCACCTGCTTCTCGACGGCGGCCAGCCGATAGTCCGTCAGCATGTAGAACCCGCCGAATGAGAACAGCATCGTTCCGGCCATGACGAGATGGCCGAAGTTGAATGTCCACTCGAACCGGGGCCTGCTCATCTCGTCGCTCCGCTGCGCGTCCAGCATCCCGCCGCCACCCCTGCCTCGAAAATCTCGTCGACCGTCTGGCGCTCGACGGCCGACTGGAGCTCATTGCCCAGCGCCCGGCACTGCGGATCGACATTGGCCGGTCGAACGGTCCCACAGGCCGCCGCGAGCATAGCAAGCGCGCACGCGCTCACGAGCCGCAGCCATCGCGTCCACCGCATCGCGTTGCTCCCTCATGATGCGATCCGCCGTGTCGGCGCCGCCGATCTGGCGCCCAGCGTCGAAGACCTGCCACGTGTAGACGCCGGCCGCGGCTAGCCCGGCGATCACCAGCGCGGCCAGCGCGTAGAGGCGCCATCCCGTCATTGCTGCCGCCTCTCAATGACGACGCGCCCGGTCAGCACGAGCCAGGCGCCGATACCGCCGGCGACGACGAGCAGCGCGAGCGCGGCCACCGCCGGCCAAGAGTTGATGCCGTTCAGGAAAGCGAGACCGCCGCCGCCAGTCACAAACGACAGCAGGATCGACCACAGGCTCTTGCTCTCGGCTGGCGGCACGTCGTCCGGCGTGGCGGCCTCCGACGACACGTCGGCCGGTTGTGGCGTAGCGTCGTCCGCGGCCTGCAGCGCCCCGAGGAAGGCGTCGAAGTGGCCGGCGATGAGCTTGGCCTTGTCGGTGCCGTTGACGATGCGCCGAGCGCCGACGGGATCGGTGGTCTCACTGTTGAAGTAGTCGGCGAGGCGCTTGCCGGTGAACAGGCCCTCGTTCATGCCGACGACCGCTATCCGCGCGCCCGTGTCCAGTTCGAGCGCGAGCGCCGGGTTGGTGTCGAGCGGGACGCCGAGGCGGCGCCCCATCCGCACATAGTTCGCGCGGTGCGTGAGCTGGATGAGCCCGCGACCGAACCAGCCGTCCCGCCAGTAGGGCGTCGTCACGTCTTTCAGCTTCCCCGCCCGCCATGCGGCTTCGAGCCGGTCCATGGCCTGCGCGTCGCTCCTGGCGAAGGTTTCCCGCACCGGCGCCATGGTGCCCCCCGTCTCGTGAAAGACGGAGGCGAGGATGTAGGCAATCCGGCGAAGGTCCGTGACACGCTCGCGCCGGCAGGCGTCCAGAATAGCCTCGCAGCCCTTGACCTGCTCAGTCGTGAGCCGGCCTCCGAAAGGCGCGCGCCGGGCGTAGCTGAAGAACGTCGTGCGATTGATCATCGGGCACCTCGCGCGAGATGCCCGGAGGATGCGGGGCGCC